ATAGATGCATCATAAAAATTTACATGAATCAATATAATGAAGCTGAAATAAATAGAAATAAAAATATAGAATTATATTATCCCACACTATTTTCACATCCTTTACTTTGGTCTACAAAAAATAAAAGGTTCATCAATCAATAATTAAAAATAGTATAAATACTTATAAAAGGAACAAGATTGAGTAATTTTTTATCTACGTCTGCACTTGATGCTGATACATTAAAAGCAAATTTTATCACATATCTACAGTCACAAACACAATTTGAAGACTATGATTTCACTGGTTCAAATATGTCTGTATTACTTGATGTGCTGGTACAGAACACCATGTATAATAATCATTATCTGAATATGACAGGAGCAGAATCATTTCTTGATACTGCTAATTTACGTGAATCCATTGTGTCACGTGCCAAGGAATTAAACTACACTCCAAGGTCTCGAACATCTGCACGTGCGGTTGTAACAGTTTCGATCACTCCGGGTGATTCACCAAATTCAATCACAATACCCAAAGGGTATAAGTTCACCACTTCAATTAATAATCAAACATTTACTTTCACTACTAATGAGGCTCATGTTATTAGTAGAGATGGTTCAACCTATGAAATAACTGATGTAAATATTTATGAGGGTCAATTGGTCACAGAATATTATACAGCAAGTACAACAATCACTGATGGTATCACGTCATATAATAATAGATTTTTTCTCAATTCAGAAAATGTTGACAAATCTTCTATAGAAGTTTGGGTAACATCCAATAACATTAGAACAAAATGGACATTAGCATCATCATTATTTGGTCTGACTCCATCATCTAAAAAATATTTTATTCAAGGTTACAAGGCAAATCAATATGAAGTAGTATTTGGTGATGGAATTATTGGTGAGGCTTTAAATAATGCTGACTTAGTGGAAATATTATTTCGTGATACATTAGGATCAGATGCAAATGGAATAAATGTTTTCAATAAAACATCAGCTATCGATACATATACAAATATTACTGTAACAACCACAATGGCTTCATATGGTGGTTCTGAAAGAGAATCAAATGACAACCTAAAATATAATGCCACAAGACATTTCCAAGTGCAGGAACGTGCTGTTATAGCTGATGATTATAAAACCATGATCCTTACTAACTTTCCAGAAATCGAGGCTGTGAATGCCTATGGTGGAGAAGAAATAAATCGATATGGTAAGGTGATTATTGTAATGAAACCCACAGCGGGAACAATTGTAACCAATACTCTAAAGAACAGAATCAAAAACTTTCTTATAACAAAAAACATTGCCATTGAACCAATCATCATGGATTTGGAATATTTCTATATCAAATTGGTATCGGCTGTTCGTTATTCACAAGAGGAAACAACACTAACAGCCAATCAATTAAAAGCAAATATTATCAGTGATATCCTAGCTCTAAACACCAACACCTATAACAAATTCAAACAGAATGTGTATGCATCAGTAATTTCTGGTGTAATAAATGATTCTGATACATCAATCATATCAAACTCTACATTCATCCAAATCATCAAAAGACTAACACCCGCTGTGAATACAATCACCACACACTCCATAGACTTTGGAAACCAATTAGATATTGAGGGTGTAGAATATGAATTTCCATTAGAGCATACTCCAGTAGTAGAATCCTCTACCTTCATCTATACCTATGCAGAAGTAGACTACACAGCATGGATACAAGACAATGGAAATGGTATTCTTCGTGTATATACATATAATAATGGTGTTAAAACTCCCCTAACAACAGTAGGAACTGTAGACTATACTACAGGTATCGTAACATTCACATTGGGTATCAAATCATACTCATCCTATATTTCCTTCTATGGTAGAACATTATCCAGAGATATCGACGTATCTAAAAACGACTACATCATCCTAGACTCTGCAGACTTTGATATCACAATGGTAGAAAATAATGCTTAATCGTACAGAAATAAAAGATCAAATCAAAGAACAATTTCCAGACTTCTATAATGAAGAAGGGGAAAGTTTCACTGACTTCATCTCCCTGTATTATCAATGGATGGAATCTAATCAGTATACAGGTGCATCAAAACAAATTCCAACCATACTGGATATCGACACAACAACAGATGCATTCCTAACATACTTCAAAAAAGAATATATGGATGGACTACCCACAAGTATAACAGGTAATCAAAAATATCTCCAAAAACATATACTAGATTTATATAGGTCCAAGGGAACATTCGAAGGACTCAGATTATTATTCCGCCTACTGTATAATAAAGAGATAGATATCTATATTCCGGGTATAGATTTATTCACAACATCATCAGGTAAATGGGTAAAAAGAAAATATATCCAAGTAACTCTATCAGATTTATCTCCAACTCTAGAAGGAAAGATGATTATAGGAGAATATTCTGGAGCTACAGCAGTAGTTGAGTCATATGAGAGAATTATTTACAAGGAAAATAAGAATAATATAATATATCTATCAAATATTTCTGGTGAATTTCAGATAGGAGAAAAAGTCAATGAATTGGGTGGTGCTTATGTAGAGAGCGCACCAAAAATATTGGGTTCAGCAAGTGGTTTAAATATAATTAGCAGTAGTCCTAATTTTTCAGTAGGAGAAGAAGTATATTCTAGCACAGATTCCAATTTAAAGTTTATTGTTAATAATACTAATAATTTAAATCTTTTGGGTGTTATGAGTGTTGTATTGGAATCAGGTGGTACTGGATATAGAACGGGTTATACTAATTTAACATATGCTAAGTCAAATGTTGCACATCCGGGCAATGATGCTTCATTTTCTTTAGGTTCAATATCGAATACTGCATCTATTGTATTGACAAATGAATTGATTAATACTTATGCATCTGTAGTATTAAATGCTGCAGACTATGGAATGCCGGGTGCTGGTAATGATGATATTAATTCAGTAATGGGAGATGCTTTAGATGCAAATACTTATTACTATGGAAGTATAGAAAATATACTTGTTATCAATCCGGGTGTTGCATATGAATATCCAATGGATATTGCAGCTAATGACCCTGTAATGGCATCATTGGAATTATCAGATGGAGTAGGTGGTTTCTTGGGTAACAATGCAGTAATATCAACAGTACCAAGTTTTGGTGTTGATCGTGCTTTGGAATTGTCTACACTTGATTCGTTATTCAACTATACTGATAATATAGATTTAATACTATATGGTTCTGATGATAAAGTAATTACTGGTACATTGATAACATCTGCAGTTGGTGAAGCAGCTGGTTATTATAACAATACTAATGGGTTTCTAAGCAATACCAAATATCTAATTGATTCGAATTACTATCAAGAGTATTCATATGATATTAGAGTTAATACTTTGTTTAGTAAGTATTTCAATATTCTGAAAAAGACTATGCATCCAACTGGTAAGAAAGTTTTTGGTAATGCATTGATTCGTAATACTATGGATTTGAGTATAACCACAACAGCTAATGTAAGTATAAATACTTAAAACAATGGAAGAAGATAACAAATGGCAATAGTAGATATAATCAAATATTCTATAGATAACATTATTGATGGGACAGCTAATGATAACCTCTATGTGGTTTTGGGTGGACATAATGAAGTATCTAATACTTACACTCAGACGGAGACTAATATTGATGAAGTTAAACGGAATCTTATCTTTGGTAAGAAAGTTAAATCCTCTGATTATACTGCGATGGTTAAGAGGAATACTTGGGTTAGCAACACTGCTTATGATAGTTATGCTAATACTACTAATAGAAATCATTTCATCATCAACCAAAACAACGATGTTTACAAATGTATATGGAATGCGAACAGTACTGTATCAACTTCAGAGCCTCTTACTAAGACGAATGCTTTAATTGAAACTGCAGATGGTTATTTGTGGAAGTATATGTATAGTATTACTGGTGCTGCTATGACTAAATTTGGTACGACTACTTCAATTCCTATTAGTGGTAATACATCTGTTGAAGCTAATGCTGTAGCAGGGACAATTGATTATGTAAGTATTAATGATGGTGGTACTGGATTTAGTGTTTATAATACTGGAACTATACTTAGTGCTGTTAGTAATACTTTATTCTTGATAGCTACAACTGCTGATACTGTAACAAATGTTTATGGTGGATCATCTATCTATATCACAAATGGTACAGGTGCTGGGACATTGAAAACTATTGATACATCATATGCTAATGCAACTGGTAAATATATCACACTATCAAGCAATACTACTTTATCAACTGATTCGGAATATGTGATATCTCCTAGAATTTCAATTACTGATAGGGCTGGTACTGGCTTTGAAGCTTATACGACTATTGCAAATGGTTCAATAAGTGCTATCACTGTTATTGATGCTGGTTCTGGTTATCTGGAGCCTACGTTAAATATTACTACAAAGGGTACTCCAACCAATACTGATATTGATTTATTACTTTCATCTTCGGGTGGTCATGGTTCTGATCCCTATACAGAATTGGAATCATATGAATTGTATTTCTCAGTGAACTTTTTGCTTGCAGAAGATACAACTCTACCTGTAACTGATTTTACCTATTATCAAACAGGTCTTTTATTTAATCCTAGTGTGGATGTATGGAGTCAGAATACAATTTCATTTGGTGCTTCATTGGATGTTAATACAGCCTTTACAGCCAATGCATTAGTGATCGGTGAAACTTCATCTGCATCTGGTATCGTATATTGGGCTAATACAACTCATATAAAAGTTAATGATGTGATTGGAACATTTACCAATGCAGAAACCATTTATCTATCTGGTAACACTGCAGTCAATTCTGCTATCGATATTATCAAAGATGTTGATAGTGTAAGGTCTACAGGTGATTTGGTATTGTATTCAAATGAATCTGATGGTATAGCAAGAGCAAGTAACATCTCAGAAGATATTAAATTTCTAATCACACTGGATAACGCATGATTAATTTTAAAGAATACCTGATGGAATCATCTGATTATAGAGGTCAACATACTGCTCCTTCATCTGATGGTGGTGCACCATTACACAAACTAAATGATGACATTTATCCAGATGATATCTATAGTAATAAGGCAGCACGATATTATGGAGATGGTTCAATTTTTGATAATCAGTCTATAAGCCTTATACATAGTTTCAGAGGCAAACCCAATAAGATGGTTACTATATACAGGGCTGTTCCAAATGAAGCACCAAATGAAATTACTGATGGTGATTGGGTTACTATAAACATGAATTATGCCAAACAACATGGTAAAATGGTATTGAAGGGACAACAGAAACTTGATTATAAAATAATATCTAAAAAGGTTCCGGCTAGAACTGTTTGGACAGATGGTAATAGTATTCACGAATTTGGTTATAATGCATGATTAATTTTAAAGAATACCTGATGGAAGCTTCTCCAAGCAAGCTAGAAGATGTGCTTAATAAGAGACAAGTGAAAGCCCTATATAAACACAAGGGATTTAAAACCTATGTGGGTGGATATATGGATAAGATATATGTGAAGTTTGATAATGATGATGGTGGAGCTGGTAACATAAGAGATTTTACTGTAACCAATATTCAAAACAATTATAAGATGCAATTTTCAATTACTGATCGTGGTCAAATATTAGGTCATAGCATATACAAAAAAGATGCAAATAATTGGATTCATATCAAGTCAGAAGATGGTAAATAAAAAAGGAGCCGAAAGGCTCCTTCTTACATTGTATATACCAATCTTATTTGGACTTCAGATATGCTTCAAGCAATGCTTTTTTGGCTTCTTTGGTTTCTTTACTCATAATAAATTCTCCTATCTCTATATTAACTATTGGCGATTGCGTTCTTGGTGTTGATGATAGCACCCTGCCACATCAATGAAGCACGTTTCAGGACCAACAACATTGCAGTCTTGCTTGGCTTCACATTAAACACTTCCAGTGAATATTCAAGAGCGGCCTCTTTAGCAGAAGACCAATCTGCAGTCATTTCATATGAGGTAACACATTCTTCAGCAATCATGTCGATTTGGTTTTCACTCAGGTAAGTCATGATGTTGTTCCTTTGTTTCTCTCTATAATCAATATAGGCTATTTTTGAATCAATGTCAAGCACTATATTAAGGCATACCAAGATATTCCGTACCAGCCTTAATATCCATTTCTTCAACGTGTGCAATGATATTAGCTTTTATTTCTTTGATATACTGACTATGTTGACCACCACACTTCCAACCACCATCATAAGACCTGTGGATATATTCCTCAGTTGGTACTCCATCAATGTAAACTCTCCAACCAACTCCACCCCGGTTTTTGAATGTAACCTTAGCCTTATTTTCGTTAAGGTATTCTTTGAATGATTCCATGGTTTTATCCTTTTATCCATATTTATGTATTAACAATCACTCTAAATATGTTAGGCTATTTTTGAATCAATGTCAACAGGTATTTTTGAATTTATTCAAACAAATTATGAAGTAATCAATCATCCCAAAAAGGACCATGATTAAATGTATATGGTTCATTGGTATAGATAGAACATTCCAAGAGCGGCTAATTCATTTAATCAACATTATATATATAAAATGGTTTATCCCACTCGAAACCTAATTCTTCAAGTCTGTCTTGGTCTTCGAATGTCATTTTATCATATTCGACATTAAAGAAAACTACTATGCCATCTTCAATATCGAATGGGCATTTACTAATATCATATTTCTTAAGAATTTGCAATCCTTCAATTAGTGCATCATACATTTTAATTCTCCTCTCAATAATTGAATATTTTTTCACTTATAATTTTTCTGATAATAAATGGATTAGCTTTTCCATGGGTTTTTTGCATAACCTTGGTGAGTAAAAAATTTATCAAAACATCATCAAAAGGTCCATCCAAAGGATCATTTATAATTTTTTCGATGTTCTTATCAATTACATCTTCAACTACATCATTGTAAACTTTAGTTAAAGCTTTTGGCATTTTATTTGAAGTTGGTTTCATAATTTATTTTCCTTTATTTCCATTCACGAAAATTAGCTACATCTAGACCATATTCAATAATGAGACGGGTTTCATCACCAAGTATGTCACCTTCTGGTCTGGTTCTATCCCAATGCTCTTTGGCCTCTGTGATGGTAAAGTTGCGACATCCTGCTTTAATTCTCCATTCACCTTGTTCAGTCCTAGTCAGATAAAAACGATATCCATCAGATCGAATACCACAGTCGATAATACTATTTTCAATACCTTTAACATAACTCAGATCGCAACCTCTCAAATTACAATTTATCAGATCGCAACCTCTCAAATTACAATATCTCAGATCGCAACCTCTCA